ACTGAATACTGTTGGGGTGTAAAATTATTTGATAGAGACTCATTATTCTTTGACAAAGTAGGTCCTATACTTGAGGAATATATGGGTGAAAGACATCAATTAATGCAACACCCATATACTGACGTATCTCAAATTACAGGTAAGTTTAACATTTCTTGTATCAATTTTTCTTGTGGATATTACAGATACCACACAGCCAATGAGTATGTTGTCGTTGAAGACTTATTTAATTCTATTGAAATGGGTAAGACTATGATTGAATCTCTTGGGTATGAGAAGTATGAAAATTTCCCAAAAATGGAAAGGTGGATGTTGTTTAGTTAAATAAAAAAGGGGTCTTAATCGACCCCTTTTTTTATTCCCCCTCTACTTTCTTCTTCCTTGTCTTTTTCGGTTTTTCTTCCACAGGTTTATTTTCACTTGCAACCACTTTGTCGTCCTCGTAAGTCAACAGGTACTGTTTATCAATAACAAAGTTTCCTTTAAGAATTTCATCCGAAATGAAGTCTTCGATTTGTGACTGAATAGCTCTTTTGATTGGACGAGCTCCGAACTTTTCATCAAAACCAATTTCAGCAATTTTATTAACCAAACTTTCACCAATTTCAACAAAGTATTTCATACCTTCTAAACGCTTGGTAAGTTTAGCAATTTCGATTCCAACAATCTGTTTAATTTGTTCTTCTTTTAGTGTGTTGAAATAAACGATGTCATCTACACGGTTAATAAATTCTGGCGGAAAGAATTTTTTTAGTTCGTCCTCAATCATGAGTTTTTTCATCTCAAGTTCCTTTTCAATTCTAGTACTTGTACCAAATCCAACACCAGTACCAAAGTCCTGAATTTTTCTTGCCCCAATATTAGATGTCATAATAATCAAGGTATTTTTAAAATTAATTTTTCTACCAAGACTATCGGTTAAGAATCCTTCATCCATAGTTTGAAGCAAAAGAGTAAAGATATCTTTATGTGCCTTCTCAATCTCATCAAACAAAATTACTGAGTAAGGTTTGTTTTTAACTTGTTCAGTCAATTGTCCACCTTCATTATGACCAACATAACCTGGAGGTGAACCAATCAAACGGGTCATGGTGAACTTTTCTTGGTATTCAGACATATCTACACGAATCAAAGCGTCAGAATCACCAAAGATTTCTTTTGCCAATTGTTTTGCCAAGTGAGTCTTACCAATACCTGTTGAACCTAAGAAGATAAATGAACCTATAGGTTTATTTGGTTCTTTAATACCTACACGATTTCTACGAATTGCTTTTGCAATTTTGGTCACAGCTTCATCCTGACCGATAACAGATTGTTGAAGACTTTCTTCTAAATGTATTAATGATTCAGATTCCCCTTGTGAAAGTTTGGTTACAGGAATTTTTGTCATTGACGCAACCACTTCATAAACCATATCCTCATTTACTTCCTTACGGTTATTTGACCTGTTGTTTTCGAAGTTATCTTTTTCCTCCTGTAAACGAGCAAGAATTTTTCTTTCGCGGTCTCTAAGTTCAGCCGCTTCTTCAAATCTCTGATTACGAACCACATCAATCTTTAGTTGTTTGATTTGCGCCGCTTCTTCTTTTAATTGTTCAATAATTTCAGGAACCTTTACAGTAATCTGACTTCTTGCACCAACCTCGTCCATAATATCAATTGCTTTATCAGGAAACTCACGGTCAGTAATATATCTGTCAGCTAAATAAACACAAGCTTTTAAAGCATCATCACTGAAGTTTACTTTGTGGTGTTTTTCATAGTTGTCTTTTGCACGAGCAAGAATCTTAAGTGTGTCTGTTATTGATGTTGGTTCAACCAATACTTTTTGAAAACGTCTTTCTAACGCACCATCTTTTTCAATGTGTTCACGGTATTCATCCAAAGTTGTTGCTCCAATACATTGGAGTTCACCACGAGCAAGTGCAGGTTTGAAGATATTGGAAGCGTCCAATGACCCTGATGAATTACCAGCTCCGATTATCGTGTGAATTTCATCAATGAATATAATTACGTCATGAGCATCTCTTAACTCATCCATAATAACTTTCATCCTCTCTTCGAACTGACCACGATATTTTGTACCTGCAACAATTGAGGTCATGTCCAAACTAACAATTCTCTTATCAAGTAAGTTTTGTGGACAATCACCTTCAAATATTTTCATCGCAAGTCCTTCGACAACCGCAGTTTTACCACAACCAGGTTCTCCAACCAATATTGGATTGTTCTTCTTTCTTCTTGAGATAATCTGAGCCAATCTGTTAATTTCGTTTTCACGTCCAATTACAGGGTCAAGTTTTCCTTCTTGAGCTAATTTAATAAGGTCCCTTGAAAAATTGTCCAACACGGGTGTGTTTGATTTACTTTCCCCTTTAGATGGTCTTTTTTCACCCATCTTTTCATTACGGTCTTCTGATTCTATCATATGTATAAAATATAAATTTTGATACCAAAAAATCAATTATGTCAAAATGTCATATAATAATGACAAAATGTCACTATTCATCATTTGGCACATTTTTGTATATTTGGTCTTACAAAGATAAACTAAAATAATTAATTAATGAAATATGTTGGAAAATTTATTTAACAGAAACAGACGAACAATTAAAGACATCATGAAGGATTTTGACGGATTTTTTGAATCCATGAACTTTAACTCTTTTGAGTCAATGGACTTTGAGTCATTAATGAATGATTCTGAAACCAAAAAAGAAACTTACACATCACCTGACGGTATGTTTAAGTATACAATCATTACAAGTGTTGGAGGTCCAAGAACAAAACAAACTAAAGAAAACGAGACAATTACTCAACTCAAAAAAGAAATGGATGAGTATGTGGAAAAACAGGAGTTTGAAAAAGCAGCTGAGGTTAGAGACAGAATTAAAAAGTTTGAAAAGAACAGGGATGAACTTGAAAAGCTTCAGTTACAATTAGACGAAGCGGTTTCAAAACAGGATTTTGAATTGGCAATTAAATTAAGGGACAAATTAAATAAATTAAAATCCTAAGGTAAAACCCCTACACAAAGTAGGGGTTTTTTCGTATTTATTAGTATGGCAATTTTAAGAGAAGAAATTAAAGGTACGGTAATTCATAACATTATTAAATCGTCTAACATTACCGAAAGCAAGTATGATACTGCAGAAAAAACAATGACTGTTAAATTTAGTAATGGTTTACAGTATGAATACAAAGATGTACCACACGAAGTATATGTTCAATTTAGAATGGCCGAGTCTCAAGGTAAGTTTTTTTCTTCAAAAATCAGTAAAGCATATCAATACAAAAAATTGTAATAGTTTCGTGTATTTATATATGTGAAGAAAATCGAAACAATTATAAGTAGTTTTGAAGTTAAGGACCAATTACCTTCCGATATTTGGTATAGTCCTGACGGTACTTCTTTAAAAGATGCCAATTCAAAAGAATTAAAACTTAAACCTGAAATAAGAAAAAGGTTATTAGAAATTGCCGAATTATTCATTGGTACATTAAAGGTTGATTTTTTTGTTAATGATATTGTAATGACTGGTTCTTTAGTTAATTACAATTGGTCTGATTTCTCAGACGTTGATTTACATGTTATAACTTCATTAGATAATTACGGAAAAAACAAACCACTATTTGAGGATTTGTTTAGATTAAAGAAAAACGCATTTAACCTTAAACATGATATTACCATTAAAGGTTATGATGTTGAATTATATATTGAAGATAGTTCGGGTGAAAGATTTTCTGCGGGTGTTTATTCAGTTTTAAATGATGATTGGGTAAAGGCCCCTGTATATGAAAAGGCAAACATTGATTTAAATAGGGTAAAAGAAAAATCACAACAATGGATGGATATTATTGATGGTGTTATTGATGCTGCCGAAAATGAAGATATAAAAACTGTTAAAGAATTGTTTGACAAGTACGAAGACAAGTTGGACAAATACAGGTCATGTGGTCTAAAAAAGGGTGGTGAGTATTCATATGAAAATCTTGTTTTTAAGGTTTTAAGAAGAAATGGATATATCGGAAAATTTAAAGAAGCCAAAGATAAATTAATTGATAAACAACTAACACTTAAAGAAAATGAAATATTTTAAGTGTGTAGTATATTTATAAAGAAAAATTATAGATGGCAATAAGAATAGTTTCAGGTTGTACCACGTTACAAACATATGTAATTGATTTCGGTTCGTTTCCAGTAATCGGAAACTCAGTATATTATATAACTTTTACAGGTAGTACAGCTCCTGCGGGTTGTTATACAGTTCAGGCGAGTACCGCTACTACCGTTCAGGATGGTGCGTCAACAATAGATTCTTATAGTAACTGTAATGATTGTGGTACAAACAACCCTACACCCACACCAACGCCAAGTGTAACACCAACTATTACACCAAGTATTACTCCAACAAAAACTGTAACGCCAACTGTTACACCTAGTATTACACCAACAAAAACACCAACCGTAACCCCAAGTGTTACACCAAGTATTACACCTACAAGTACGGTTACTCCAACAGTTACCCCAAGTGTTACGGCAACAAACACCCCAACTCCAAGTGTTACGGCAACAAACACCCCAACTCCAAGTGTTACACCAACAAAAACTGTAACACCAACGGCAACACCAACAATAACGCCAACAATAACGGCAACACCTACAATAACACCAACTAAAACTGCTACGCCAACTGTGACACCAACTAAAACTGTCACACCGACCGTAACACCAACCGTAACACCAAGTATAACACCTACACCATCTAATTTCCCTGTTCAAGCACCTGCTTCAGTATATAATCAACCTATTGTTGGTTATGTTCCTGGTAGTGGAGATACTGTCGGTGAAGTTGTAACATTCAATACAAATAACCCAATGTGGTCAGGAAACCAAAGAGGTTTGGCGCCTCAAGGTGGAGCGGTAGAATTGGGTGGTTTTGGTGGACTAAACTCATAAAAAATAAAACATAAAAAAATATAAAAATGGCAGATTTAAAACCAATAGGTAGCGAAAAACTTCAAGGGATGGAAAAAATTGCTCGTATCATGGAAATTGCAAGATATAACGAGAAACCCCAAGAAGAAATAAATGTTAATGAAACAGTTTCATTTACCAAAACTTTATCCGATGGATATGTTTATGGTGTTGTGAAAGAAAAAAATGGTTATATCTTAAAGAAAGGTTTAAATGAATCTTCTTTGGATTATGTTGACCATTTACAAAATAGAAAATATTATAATTCGTACTCACAAGCGTTGAAAAAACTCAATCTTGTTGCTGGCGAAATAAATAGACTTACAGAAAATGAGAGAGAGGTTAGCCTTTTTGGCGAAGAAAAAAAGTTCGTTTTAAAAGGTCCTAAATCTTCTGCACCTGCTCCAAGTGAACCACCCGCAGATTTAAGTACACCACCTGCTGATTTAAGTGCACCACCAGCTGATTTAAGTGCACCAGCTTCTGAAGTAAGTACACCACCATCTGATATGGGAACAGAACCTATGGGTGATATGGGAACAGAACCTATGGGTGATATGGGAACAGAACCTATGGGTGATGAAGGTGAAGAAGTTACATTCAAGACAATTCAAAAATTAACAGGAAAATTAGGTCAAAAACTTAGAACTTTTGGTCAAGAAAATGAAATGAATTCTGAAGATGTAAAATACGTAGTAAACTCTGTATTATCTGCACTTGATTTAACTGTTTTGGATGACGCTGACCTTGAATCTATCATTGGTAAAATTGAAGGTACTGAGGAGTCTGGAGCTCAAGATATGGGTGAACCTTCTTTAGAACCAACATCTGATGAAGTACCTGTTGATTTAGGTGCTGATGGGTCAAGTGAAATATCTGTAGAACCTGAGGTTGGAGAATCTAAAAACCCACACTCAAGATTTTTAGAACAATTATTTTCAGAATCTAAAGTAGATAAAGTATTATCAAAATATTTTGTTATCACTGAAGAAGAAAAGAAAGAAAATGAAAAAAAGAAAATTAACACTTTCATTAAGAAAAAAGTAAATAAAGTTAGTGTTGTTGACGAAATCAAAAGACTTTCCGAAACAATTGAACAGGAATTAACCGCTGAATTCATCTTGAGTGAGAACCAGAATGTTAAATTCATTGGAAAGACAAACATGAAAAATTTGATTTTTGAAAATGAAGGAAAACAAATCAAGGTTTCTCCAAAAGGTGTAATTCTATGAACAAGTTAGTTTTTGTAAATGAGTTGGGACCTAATTTCAGAGGAGACAATCTTTATGAATTTATATTCTCAACAGAAGATGTAATAGACGGAGATGGTTGGGATTCAAGTCCCGCAGGAGGAAACCCCCAACCACCTCACATTGACATAATATCAAAAGTTGGAGTTTTGAAAAACGATAAAATAAAATTAAACGTAATTCAAAACTCTGACTTTTTTTCGATTTACGACGCAGTTGACAATGTAATCGCATTGGCTTGGGAAGATATCGAAAATGAATATTATGACGATAGCCAAACAAGATTAGTTTTTCATTTTGGTGATACAGAAGAAAAAATAATCGATAAACTATACGAAAGAGATATCGTATTAAAATTTGAAAAAGAATTGACTCATGTCTAATATTGGAACAAAAATAGAAAAACTTATAACTGAAGGTTTCAGTTATAACACATTAAGAGGTTTATCAGAAGCTCAAGTAAATTTATTATATAAGAGATTAATAGAAAAGGTAACACCTGAAGATATAACACAACAACAAAAATTAAACGCTGAGCTTGAAAAAACCGCTAATTTAATGCGTCAAATTAATACACCAATGACCGAAGATTCTGGTATAGACTACGCAACGGGATATAATCCTGACGAATTTGGTGGAAATCTTCCTGTTAATTACAATAATCCTGAAGATGATACAACACCAGATGTTGATGGAAAAAATGACGGTATGCCAACTGAAGGTGAAATGACAGAAAAATTTGAGTCTAAATCACAACAGAGATTATTTTGGGCTAAGTGTAATAACACTAAAAGTGAAAAAGCAAAGAAAAAATGGTGTAAGTGGGCTAAAGAATATTCAGACGATACAAACTTTAAGAAACTCCCTGAGAAGAAAAAAGAGAACAAATTAGAGGAGGGCTTGACAAAGTTGATTGAAAAGTATATACCTGAGTCAATATCAAAGAAAGAACTCATGAGTCTTATCGAATCGTCAACAAGAACCAAAGAGGCACCTACTAAGACGCCAACTAAAAAACCTGGTAATCCTTTTAGAATTAAACCTCATCAAAAACCAAGTCCTAAAGCTGAACTTGATGAAGATAAAAAGAAAGTTGAAGACATTGAGGTATTCTATAATAAACCAATGAAGAATACAAATTTACCATTTAAAGGTAAATCAGAAGTTAAAGAGGGTGGTGCAGGAGCACCTGCAAAGGCACCTGTAAAAACACCAACAAAAACACCAAGTAAATCACCAGGTAAGAAAAATCCTTTTAAAATTGAGCCAGCACAAAAACCTGGTCCAAAAGCTAAAGGTCCAAAATGGTTAAGTTACAATTCATTTATAAAAGCAGGATTTAATTTAAAATAATGAAAAACAGAAATAGAATATTTGAAGCTCCAATTGACGAGCCAGAAGGTTTCAGAATGAACCCTGAACTGAAAAGAAGTATAGAAAGAGGTGATACACCTTACTCTGATAGCCCTTTTTTCCCAAAGAAAAAAGAAGGAGAAAGACAATCTTTTGAGGAAAAAGCAGCAACAAAAAGATTTGCAGATGTAATAAGTAAACTCGAAAGATATTTGGGAGAAAGAGTACCTAATAATCTTGGAGGACTTCAAATGTTATTAATGGGTCTTTTTAGAGACGTAAAACAATTTGAATCAGGCAAAGAAAGACAATTAGAGAACTTAGCGGTAGAGTTGGCGGAGAATGAACTTTTAGATGAAAAATATAGAGGTTTTATTAAATTCGATGCTAAATTTAAAAATTTAGGTGACGCACCTTCAGCTAATTTTCAGAATGAACCTGAAGAGTTTAGTTCGGAGGATATTGAATTAGCCTTTGAAGATAATGGCGAGGATTTAGATGAGTTTTTAGATGCGTTTGAAAACTTTGATTATAAAGTTGCCAAAAGAAGATTTTTTAACGCAATAACACAGGGTTTTGCTAAAAAAGGACATTTCATGTTTGAGTTAGTAAGAGATAGACTCGAAGAAATGGAACCAGGAATTACGGATAAGTATGGTGCTTTAATGGCTTTAAATGATTACTTGTATTGGATGTTACCACCTGAAATGATGGAAGCTATGGCTAGTTCACAACAGAATATTGGTGGTGAAGAAGAAATAGAATTTGAAACTGACGAATCAGGTGAACAAACAGGTAATATGATTGTTAAAGCTAAAGGTGTAATTTTCCCTATAATTGTTCACGAATTGTTGAAAGGTTATATGGATATAATTTTAGCCCCTTCTTTACCTGAAGACCCAATACAGGCTCAAATGGTTAGAGCTAAAGCAGATACATTGGTTAACGAAATATTTGATATTATTGTTGGAGTATATTTGTGGGAAAGATTGATACAATCATTCCCCGCTAAAGTTTTTGATGATGCCGAAAATATGAAAACGGTACAAGGTTTAATTTTCAGAGAAATAATCAAAATACCAAAAAATAGATTTATATCTTTAGCTCAAAGAGTAAATGCAGGGGACCAATCAGCATATGCTGAAATGGAAAGAATTGCAGATGATGTTATGGACCAATTGAACAAACAGGATTTGGAAGAAATATTGGGTAGTTTTGAGGCGTATGATGATGAAGACGATGATTATCCAACAACACCACCATCAGATGACGATGACGAAGATATTGACCTTAGTTTCTTGGGTGATTTAGGTATAGAACCACCTAAGAACTAATTGGTGATATTTATACTTAATGAGTATAACAAGAGAACAAGCTTTAATAGAATATACTAAGTGTATTAAAAGCACACCTTACGCACTTAGAACATACCTTCAAACCTACGATAACACGGTTTCTAAGTTTGTTCCTTTAGATTTATTTGCTGACCAAATCACGTTAGTTGAGGACTATGAAAATTATGAAGAAAACATAGCACTTAAGTATAGACAAGCGGGTGTATCTACGGTTACAGCTGCTTGGGTATCAAAAAAAATAGCTTTTTCCAAAAAAGAAAAACCTGAAAAAATTCTTATAATTGCAAACAAACTTGACACGTCTGTAGAATTTGCAAACAAAATAAAACAATTTACTGAGCAGTGGCCAAATTGGATGGGTGTTGAGTTTTCTACCGAGAAAAATGCCGCTCGACACTGGAAACTAACAAATGGTTGTGAGGTAAAGGCTGTTGCAACATCTAATGACGCTCTTCGTGGTTATACCCCTACGGTATTAATATTTGATGAAGCGGCCTATATTGAGGCTGGAGACGACTTTTGGGCGGCTTGTATGGCCTCACTTTCAACAGGTGGTAAAGTTATTGTAATTTCAACACCAAATGGATACGATGGAATTTATTATCCAATTTACGACCAGTCTTTAAAGAATATGAATAACTTTAAAATTACTGAAATGTATTGGTGGAGAGACCCAAGATATACCAAAGATTTACAGTTTATTAAAGTTAAAGACTTAATTCATTACTACCTTAATAGAGATGAATATAAAGATGTTGAAACCATTTCGTTCGAGGGTGTTCGACATTCTGAAAGAAATTTTGATGAATTTAAAAGATTAATGGATGATGGATATAAACCACATTCAAATTGGTTTGAAAAAATGGCCAAAAAACTTAAGTTTGACAGAAGAAAGATTTCACAGGAATTGGAGTGTAATTTTTTAGGTTCAGGTGATAACGTATTTGAAAGTAGAATTATAGAAAAGATTAGAACCGAAATGGTTTGTCAACCACAAACAAAAATGGTTCAAAATCAATTATGGATATGGAAAGAACCTGTTGTTGGTCACAGATACATTATGGGTGTTGACGTTTCAAGAGGGGATTCTGAGGACTATACATCTTTTCAAATTATAGATTTTGATGAAAGAGAACAAGTTGCGGAATATCTTGGTAAAGTTCCACCTGATGTTGCGGCCGAAATTGCATACAAATGGGGTGTTTATTACGATGCGTTTATTGTAATAGATATTACTGGTGGTATGGGAGTTTCAACATCAAGAAAATTACAAGAAATGGGTTATAGAAACTTGTATGTAGATGGTGTAAACTATGCAAATGTGTGGGAATACAACGCAAAAGCTATGGAAAAAATACCTGGCATTAACTTTAACGCTAAAAGAGTACAAATTATTTCGGCTTTTGAGGAAGCCTTAAGACACGATTTTAAAGTTTATTCCCCAAGATTATTGAGTGAAATGAACACATTTGTTTATATAAATGGTAGACCTGACCACATGAAAGGACATCATGATGATTTAATAATGTCCGCAGCCATGGCATTGTATGTTGGTCAAAATTCATATAATCAATTAGAAAAAGTAACTGAACAAACAAAGGCGTTATTAAATTCTTGGAGTGTACAAAATAGTGATACTGCCAAGTCTGTAGTTGAATTTAACCCGAATATACCAGTTATGTCACCATCATCTTATGGCGATAGATTTAATTCAAACCCAACAAAAAGTGATTATGAAAAGTATTTATGGTTATTCGGTAGTGGGAGAAGATAAAATCTTTATTCACACCTTAAAAGAATTATAATTAATAGAAAATGGCTGATAATTTTACTATATGGCAACGACTTACAAGGGTGTTTGGTCCTGATTCAACATTAGGTCAACAACCTCCTGTATACAAATTTGACAAAAAAGAAATTCTCAAAACAGACAACAAAGACGAATTTGAGAAACAAAAACTACAAGCTCAACAAAGTTACTACTTAGGACAACAATGGGCGAAGATTGAAAATAACCTTTACACTCAAGCAATTTACTACGAACCAACAAGATTGGCTTCTTATTATGATTATGAGAGTATGGAATATACTCCTGAGATTTCCGCGGCTCTTGATATCTATGCCGAAGAATCTACAACAACAAATGAAGACGGATTCATCCTTCAAATTTATTCTGAATCATCACGTATAAAAGTTGTATTGGCCGATTTATTTAATAATAGATTGGATATTAATACTAACTTACCTATGTGGACAAGAAACACATGTAAGTACGGTGATAATTTTGTATATCTAAAATTGGACCCTGAAAAGGGTGTAGTTGGATGTCAACAATTACCGAACATTGAAATTGAAAGATTAGAGAGAGGCATGAAAGTTAAACCAGCACATAACACATCTGAGGACGCAAAATCTTTAAAATTTGTATGGAAGGTTAAAGACATGGAATTCAATACTTGGGAAGTTGCTCACTTTAGATTATTAGGTGATGACAGAAAACTTCCCTATGGTACTTCTATGTTAGAAAAAGCAAGAAGAGTTTGGAAACAGTTATTACTTTCAGAAGATGCCATGTTGGTTTACAGAACATCAAGAGCACCTGAAAGAAGAGTATTTAAAATATTTGTTGGTAACATGGACGACAAAGATGTTGAACCATATATCCAAAGAATTGCAAATAAATTTAAAAGAGACCAAGTTGTTGATTCTAAAACAGGTAACGTAGACTTACGTATGAATCAGATGGCGGTTGACCAAGATTTCTTTATTCCTGTTCGTGACCCAGCACAAACAAATCCTATTGAGACGTTAGCGGGAGCTCAAAACTTATCTGAAATTGCAGATATTGAATATATCCAAAAGAAGTTATTGACTGCTCTTCGTGTACCTAAGGCTTTCTTAGGATTTGAAGAAGCGGTTGGTGATGGTAAAAACTTAGCGATGCAAGATATCAGATTTGCAAGAACCATCAATAGAATTCAAAGGTCAATGATTCAAGAATTAAATAAAATTGCAATCATACATTTATTTGTTTTAGGTTTTGAAGACGAATTAACAAACTTTACATTAGGATTAACAAACCCATCAACACAAGCGGACCTTCTAAGAATTGACACATTTAAAGAAAAATTATTGGCATATAAAGACGCTGTTACACAAGTACAAGGTATTGCGCCTGTTTCAGCGACATGGGCTAAAAAACATTTACTTGGTTTTTCAGACGAAGAAATTAAACTTGATTTGTTACAACAGAGAATTGAAGCAGCGGTTGCCGCTGAGTTAGTTAAAACACCTGAAGTTATTGTTAAAACAGGTGTATTTGATAATGTAGACAAATTATACGGTAAAAAACCTGGTGAGCCAGCAGGAGCACCTGCAGAAGGTGGTGAAACACCTACTGACATGGGCGAAACACCTCCTGACATGGGTGGAGGACCTCCTGATATGGGTGATTTAGGTGGTGCACCTCCTGCGGGTGGAGCTGAATTGGCACCTGAATCTAAAATAGACAGAGATATGAATCTAATTTTAGAAGAAGACTTAATTAACGGTACTGATGAGTTAGACTTATCTAAAGGTAGAAAGTCGTTAATTGAGATTGAAAATAAATTGGATGAACTATTAAATAAATAAGATATTTATAGTTATGAAAAATTTTGGACAACTTAAAAGCATTGTAGAAAACACTTTGGTCTCAAACTTCAAAAAAGACGATTTCAAAAGAGTATTGAAAGAGTTTAAAGAGTTTGTTGAAAATAACAAAGCAGTTGGTAAAGTATATTTGAATTATGGGTCAATCTTGAAAATGAGAAATTTGACTGAGGATGTTGCAAATGAATTTATTGAATTATCAATTAATGACATTAAAACAACAATTAAAGAAAATAAAAAACAATTTCAGGAGTTTGAATCTTGGGTTGAGACATTAGATAATGTGGTAGAAAACAACTATAAGATTATTGACGATATGGTATTTGCGACAACATCTGAAGATTTTATAAAACTAGTTGAATCTAAAAAAATATTAAAAAAGATGTTAACTGAATCAGTAAAAGAAGAAAAAACTATTACTGAAACAATAAACATTCCTTTTGATAAAATGTACAATGTAGTTGCAGAAACATTCTCAAATGAATACTCAACATTAAGTGAGGCTCAGTTGTTTGAATTGAAATCATTAATGAAAATGACAAAAGAAGAACTCACTGAAGGTATCGAAAGATTAAAAACAGAAGTAACTGAAAAATTAGATTCAATATCTGTTTCAGACGAAGAAACAAAATATAAAGTAGAAGAAACTAAAAATAGAGTTTTAAACACTCAAATAGATTCACTTTCATATTACAAACTGAAAGAACTTTCAAAAGGACTTTAAAATAAAAAACCCCGATTAAATCGGGGTTTTTTATTAATTGTTTTCTTCTTTTGGTTCGTCAACTTTCTTTTCTTTTTGAATTTGACTAATCATGTAACCAGCCAATGCAAATTCAACACCTGACCAAATAGCTACGTCAGAAGTAGTCATTGTTGTTATATTCTTAACAAGAAAATAAATCATACCCCATTGACCGATTATAAATGCAACACCAGACTCAATTCTTTTCTTAGAGAAATAAGAATCTTCGTTTGAGTAAATTTTACCGATTTCAGAGATGAACCATTTGATTTTAGAATAGAGTGAAAATAGTTTCTTCATACTCATAAATATCATTGATATTTATTTTCTTGTATTTTTTGAACATACTTGGCTTTTTTCATTTTTTCTCTTTTCTTTGTTGTGTTTTTCACATACTCCTGTCTGGCTCTTAACTCCTCAATTTGTTTGGTTTTTATAACCTTGTACTTATATCTTTTCAAGGCTTTTTCCAATCCTTCACCTTTTTCTATTTTAATGATAATCATATATTTTGTTCTATTGTAATAAATATCCAAACTAAATTCAAATTTGTTAATAACTTTTTTTTTATTATATTTTATCAAAAATAAACTATTTTATAATGGAAAAAATTAAAAATGAAAAAAGGCAAGACATCCAAATTGGATTTGTTCAAAGACGCTAAATGTTATTATGGTAGTGTTGACACAACAGAATTAAAATCACTTTACTTAGTATTACAAACATGGGTAACCCCCAAAGTCGAAAAGGAAAATTGGGACACAACCGTAGGTTCAATAACAAGGACAATAAAACACAAAATATTAGAAGTAGTCAATAAAGAAATTTTTAGAGAACATTTTATAGTAGATTTAGACTTAAGAACAAGTGGTATTAAATTAAAAAAATCTTCCTTTTTGAATTTAGAAATAAACTTTTTCACCAAAAAAAATGTAGAATTTAAGTCTGAAATAGTTACAGATGAATTAACAAAAATTATTAAAGAAGTTTATTCTTCAGCACTATTAAACTCAAGATATTTCTCAATTCAATATTCTAAAACAAAAGAAAAAATGAAAGTTTGAAGTGGTCTTATATTTATAATGAAAAAACAATCATGAAAATATTAGGACCCAAAGAAATTGGTAAAGGTATATTAATTGAATATGATGCTGGAAGTGTTTCATGGAAGGACTCTATAAATGAAAACTTCGGTAATCAGAACAAAACACAGATTGACCATTCAAAACCATTTGTGTTTTATGCAACTTTGCAAAAGTATGGTGTACCAAATAGAAATGGTAGAGTATACCCTGAAAGAATTCTTAAAAGAGAAGCTGAAAAATATAAAAGTTTAATTCAAAAAGGTTTATCAACATCTGAATTAAATCACCCTGAATCTTCACTGATTGATTTAGATAGGGTTGCACATATTATTGATGATATATGGTGGGACGATAATGTATTGGTTGGTAAACTAAGACTTCTAACATCACCAGGTTTTCATGAAAGAGGAATTGTATCAACTAAAGGTGATATAGCTGCAAACTTGATGAGACAAGGTGTAACTATGGGTATATCATCAAGAGGTGTTGGTTCTTTGGCAAAAAAAGGAGAACACAATGAAGTACAAGATGATTTTGAAATTATTTGTTTTGACCTTGTAATGAATCCGTCGACACCAGGTGCATATCTTTATATGGATAAAGGTGACAGAAAGTTGTATGACGAAAATATTGATGTAGAAAAAAAGAATGTTGAACCAAGATTAGATGGTGGTTTAGGAAAATCGCTTGACTTAATGACAAAATTGAACGATTTTTTAGGTCATAGATAAAAAGTTATGGACGAGAAATATTTTGTTGCTAAAATTCAGTATGACCTGATTGATGAAAATTCAGGTAAAATTAAAAAAATCAGAGAAGAGAAATTAGTTAGGGGTTATTCCGTAACTGATGTCGAAGCCAAAGTTACGGAGAGATTCAAAGGTTTTCAGCATGATTGGAGAATTACCGCAGTTGCTGAAAGTAAAATTGACGAAGTTTTCCAATAATTTTTTGATTTTAATTATGATTTTTAAAACCCGAGAAATCGGGTTTTCTTTATTTAGTTAGGTTATAAAATTAACTTTTTTCTGTTTGGTACATATTTATATGAAAAATAAAACAATTTTTTATTGCTAAAAAATGAATACAGAAAAAAAATCATTAGTTGAAGAAGCCCTTTTACAAATGAAAAATTTGGAAAACGTGGTAACTGAAAACGCAAAAGGAATACTTGCTTCTACAATGAAGGAAGAAATCGAAGAGCTAGTAAAAGAGTCCCTTGAAGGTACTGAAGAAAAAATGTCTGATGAGTCTTATGAAATGGAAGAAGGTACACACATGAGTATGTACGAAGATGAAGACGAAGATTCAACGACTATCGACATCACAGCAACTGACGACGACACCATGATGATGGGTGACGATTTTGGTGCTGAAACTGATGACGATGATGAAATTGCACCTCTCGATTTGACACAAGGTGTATCCGACGAAGAACTTATGAAAATCGTTATGGGTATGGGTGAAGATGACAGATTAATGATTGCTAAATCAGGAGACGACGTTGACGTTGACATGATGAAACAGACTGACTCTATGTCATTCCCTATGGGCGGTGAAGAGTTAAGTGACGAAGATGAAATGAATTTTTCTGAACCAGCTTTAGGAAATGAAGTTGAAGAGGAGATTGTTTATGAAATCGAAATGTCTGAAGATTATGACGAGAATGATGAAAACGCTGAAGGTGTAATGGAATCTAAAAATAAAACTTATGTTGGAATGGGTATGGGTAAACCTAAATTTTCTTACGAGAAATCTAAAGGTGGATTCAAAGACGACAAGAAGGTAGCGCCTGAAGCTAAAAAATTCACAAAAGGTGAATTCAAAGAATCTGCAGAAGTTGAAGAAATGGATGGTGACGATTTGATTTCAACACCTGAAACTAGTGAAGCTTCAAGAACTTACGGTAATGGTAAAAGAAATTATCCTAAGAGACACGGTCTTCCTAAAATGAAAGTCGAACCAAACAAATCTTTAGAAGAAGAAGTAAGAGTTTTGAGATTGAAAAATGAAGAGTACAGAAAAGCACTTAACATTTTCAGAGAAAAATTAAATGAAGTTGCAGTTTTCAACTCTAACTTGGCTTACGCTACAAGATTGTTTACCGAACACACAACAACAAAACAAGAAAAAATAAACATTATGAGACGTTTTGATAACGTCGAGACAATCAAGGAATCAAAAAATCTTTATTCTCAAATTAAAAACGAATTGGGTACAAAAGATACTACAGTTGTTAAAGAATCCATTGTTGAAAACATCGATAGAACACCAACTAAAGGTTCAACTAACTTGGTTGAAAACAAGACATACGAAAATCCTCAGTTCTTAAGAATGAAGGACCTTATGTCTAAATTAACAAAATAAACTAAACAAAAAATTAAAAAAATAAGAAAATGGGAGCATTATTAGAATCAGGTCTTGTTGGTAACATCGGTCTTAAGCACCTTAAAGTTATCAAAGAAGATACTATTAACAAATGGGACAAGCTAGGGTTCCTAGAAGGTTTGAGAGGTCATGTTAAAGAAAACATCGCTCAACTTTATGAAAACCAAGCATCACACTTAATAAACGAAGCTGCTAGCACATCATCTGACGGTTCTTTCGAAACGGTTGTATTCCCAATCGTAAGAAGAGTTTTCTCTAAATTGTTGGCTAACGACATCGTATCTGTACAAGCTATGAACTTACCTATCGGTAAATTGTTCTACTT